GTGACAACATGATGGTGATGCTTATGTGTTGTTTCAGGCTTTGCTTGTAGGCGTATTATAAATTCCGAAGGAGTTGGTTGCCAACCGAAATAGTCTAGTCTACTGTGTTTAGTTGAGTCACAGGTTAAGATGAATATATACAACTACTAATACTAAATTAATACGAATAAATTGTAGTGGAGACAACACTCAAAATTGTTTAGTTCCGGATGGAACGATTCATCCCCAATCTGGGGTTGAAATGAAAAAACAAGTCGTCTCGTTCATGGACGCATCTGAAGAGATTACAAATTCTATACCTTCAGCCATGGATGAGACGCGTAATAGGTTAACTGGTAGAGATTGTTCGTTACAGGAGTTTTTGGGGCGACCAATTAAATTGGCCTCCTATGAATGGACCCCTAGTACTTTGAATTTCTTTGAAAAATTTGACCCTTGGTCATTATTTTTAGAAAATCCGAGGGTGTCCAATAGGATTTCCAATTACCAATTGCTAAAGATGAAGTTGCATGTTAAATTTGTTATAAATGGTAACTCATTCTTTTATGGACGGTTGATGGCTTGCTATCAGCCGTTCGAGGAGCTTGATGAATTAACTGTTAATACGGCGTTGAGTAATTTTGACAATGTGCAGATGAGTCAATTTCCCAGATTGTTCCTTGATCCAACAACGTCTAAAGGTGGTGAGATGGTTTTACCATTTTTCTTTTATGCAGATTACATTAATGTTACAACTGGAGATTGGGATGAGATGGGCAAAATAACTATTCGTACATTGAATAATCTCAAGCACATTTCAGGAATTGCAGCAGCAAATGAAATGGTTTCTATATCAGTATTTGCGTGGGCTAGCGAAGTGGATTTGCAAGCCCCAACGCATACTAATGCTGCCAATATTACTCCTCAATCTGGTAAGGATGATGAGTATAAAGGAAATACAGGACCTATATCACAACCTGCTTCTGCAATAGCGGCTGCATCAACCGCATTATCGGCTATACCGTTCTTAAAGCCGTATGCAACAGCCACTGCAATGGTGGCTACATTGACTGCGCGCATAGCATCTATGTTTGGATATTCCTCACCAGTGATGGTAGAGGAACCTCAGCTGGTGTTGCTGAGGAGTAATACAAACATGGCTGTTACAAATACGCCAGATGCAGCAGCTAAATTAACAGTTGATGTTAAACAAGAATTGTCAATAGATCCCCGTATAGTTGGTTTAGGGGGAAAGGATGAATTGGATATAGCTTATATAGCTAGTCGAGATTCATATTTATTGACATTTGATTGGGTGAAAGGTACGGATCCTGACGTGCTTCTTCAAACAATGCTCGTTGATCCAGCTATACATCGTTTAAATGGTGATGCGCGCATTTTGCCAGCTTGTGCTGGCGCAGTAATGCCGTTTCAGTATTGGAATGGGTCTATGGAATATACTTTCCAAATAGTCGCATCTGCGTTTCACAGAGGTAGGCTAGGAATAGTTTACGATCCTAGTGGGACCCCCAATTCATTTGAATCTAACGTAGCTTATACTGAAATTATAGATATTGCCACCTGTCGTGAATTTACAATGAAAGTTGGGAACCATCAAAGTACTGGTCTTATGACGCACAGTATAGTGGGGCCCACAACTTCTTTGTCCATGTATGGTACCACTGTATTGGTGCCCACAGTTGGCAATGGAACTATATCGGTTTTTGTAATTAACGAATTGACATCCTCTAATACAGATGTTACAGTTAACGACGATATAGAAATTAATGTATTTGTTCGCGCGTGTGAAGATTTTGAAGTATTCGTACCGGATTCAGAGCATTACCGCCTCCTAATTCGCCCTCAGTCGGGTGTAGACGAATTAGATGAAACAAACCAACCTTACCCGACAACCGATGTTACAATAGGGGAACCTGCGAGTATAGTGTCACATAGGAACTTAGTTTTTACGGGAGAAAAAATAACTAGTTTCAGACAGTTACTCAAAAGGTATTATCATCATTCTGCATTTTCATTTGATGCTGCAGATACTGATGATCGACTATTGTTGACACAAAAAGCATTTCCATATTATAGGGGAAATGTAACAGGGGCCATACACACTCGTGCTGGTCCACCAACTGATAGTTACAATTATGCCGGAATGACCATGCTCAATTGGCTCGCACCTGCGTTTCAAGCAATGCGTGGTTCTGTGAGGTATAAAATTGTTCCAAAAAATAACGCTGCCGGATATAATGAAGGCAAGGATACATTTTATGTATGGCGTGAAGATGATAAAATATATTCTGTAGCTACAGATAGAATGGAAATCACAAATCCCAGTAAGACTTCTCACGAATCTTTGTTTAGATTGAGTGGAGAAAGAAAAGCTCTGGGTGCGACAGTTTTTAATTCGCATGTGAATCCTGTAGTAGAGTTCGAAGTACCCTACTATTCTAACTACCGTTTCTCTCCCGGGAAACGGCAAAATTGGACGAGTACAAGTTACATACCGTTCAATACTGGCTTCTCTTTTCTAGTTGAAAGAGAAAAAGATGGAGCCACTTAC